GATTATGAATATACAAGGGCAAATTTATACTCTCTGATTGAAAAGGGGCAAGAAGCAATCAATGGAATTATGGAACTTGCAGGAGAAGGTGCAAGTCCAAGAGCATATGAGGTTGCTGGACAATTGATTAAAAGTGTTGCAGATACAACAGATAAATTAGCAGATTTGCAGAAAAAACTTAAGGATCTTGAAGAAGATTCTGATATCAAAGGACCAAGTTCAGTTACAAATAATGCAGTGTTTGTAGGTTCTACTTCAGAGTTGCAAAAATTACTAAAGCAAGGTTTTCTAAATAATAAAGAGTAGTAATACCCTTTACTAATAATGGCGACGAAATCGGGAGATAAGGGTCTTCATGATTGGTTTAATAAATCTTCAGGAAAAGACCCTAAAACTGGTAAAAAAGTATCAGGTTGGAGACAACTAGGTGGAAAATTTGCTGGTGCTCCCTGCGCCAAGCAACCAGGACAAAAAACAAAACCCAAGTGTGGTTCTTCAAAAATGGCAAGAAACCTGAGTGATAAGGAAGAAGAATCTGCATTCCGTCGCAAAAATCGTAAAGACCCAAATCCAAATCGCAGTGGAGCACCAATAAACGTGGCAACTGAAAAGAAAAAGAAACTAAACGATTCATTCTCAAATTGGAGAAATGATATTCAATTTGATGAAGGTCGCTATCGTGGTGGTGGCGGATTGAGACCTAATGATAAGATTAGGATGCTTGATGGAAGTTTAAAGTCTCTTAATGATCTTGATGCCAAGTTCAAAAAGAAGGATGACGATACTAAACCTCTTCAAAAGAATTCTGTGGAGTTGGAAGGTGATGTAATTGATGAAGAGGGTAAAAAAGACGCCTGCTATAAGAAGGTAAAGGCAAATTCAAAAGTCTGGCCTTCAGCATATGCTTCTGGTCGTTTAGTTCAGTGTCGCAAGAAAGGTGCTGCTAACTGGAACACTAAGAAAGAAGGATACCAGTATTCAACAAGCTGGAGAGATGATTATGAACCAACAGATTATGAAACTATTGATATCATCAAACCAGAACCAATCAAAAGTGAAGTTCTCGATGAGAAGAAGAATGGTGGTGACAATGATCCTTGCTGGGATACCCATAAGCAAGTTGGTATGAAGAAAAAGGGTGGAAAAATGGTTCCTAACTGTGTTCCTAAAGAGGAATATTCTAATTGGAGAGATGAGATTGAGGAGGGTGCTGCTTGGACAAAAAAGTCTGGTAAGTCAGAATCAGGAGGACTTAATGAAAAAGGACGTAAGTCTTATGAAAGAGAAAATCCTGGTTCCGACTTAAAAGCACCATCAAAGAAGGTTGGAAACCCTCGTCGCAAATCATTCTGTGCAAGAATGAAAGGTATGAAGAAGAAATTAACTTCTTCCAAAACTGCTAACGATCCCGATAGCAGAATCAATAAGTCCCTTAGAGCTTGGAACTGCTGATATGAAAAGATTTAAAGAGTTTTTATCAGAGTCTGTTAATATCTCTGGTGATTTTAATGGAAACCTATACATGAACTCCCAACCTGAGGAGGAAAAGGAAGATGTTGGGGAAAATTATGTTGCCGATGTCACTTGGCAAGGTAGCATATATAGACTAGAGATGGTAACCAAGACAGGGTTACCATCAAAACAACAACTAGGAGAACAACTTCAAAAGGATTATCCTGGAGCAATTGTTCACAACATTTATCCAGTTGAAGAAAAGAATTTTAACATCAAAAATGCAAGGAGATATAATCCTTCGCAATTAGAATGGATTGATTGATTTATGGCACAGTGGAATAAGAATAAGCAAGATTTCTTAAATCAAGAGAGAAGTCTGTTTGAAGTCTTTCAGATTGCCGATCACTGGGGTGAGCAAACTGATTGGCGTCCCAATTTTACGACAACAAATCGTCTAAAAACATCACCTTACGAAACAACATTCTTCGATACTTTTCAGTATAGCAAAGAAAGTGATGTTTGGGAAGATGGAGTTACTGGTAATGCTACTTGTGCTCACGATCTCAACGAATCTAATGTTATTATGGAAGTTGGAGGTGCTGCTGGTGATAGGATAATCAGACAGACCAAACGGGTGATGAGATATACTCCTGGCCGTTCCTCTCTTCTTGCCTTTGCGATTAGATTAGATACTCCACAACCTGGAATTCGTAGAAGATTTGGATTATTTGATGAAAATAATGGTGTTTTCTTCGAAGATAATGGTGGCATTTATTCCTGCGTTATTCGTAGTAGCACTAGTGGTTCTGTTGTAGAAAACAGAGTTGTTAGAGAAGATTGGAATGGTGATAAGTTAGATGGTAATGGTTATAGTCAGATTATTGCCGATTCCACCAAACAGCAACTTGTATTGTTTGATTATGAGTGGTATGGTGCTGGACAAGTAAAAGTAAGGTGGGCTATTGATGGTGAGATACATACTATTCACACATTCAATCACGCAAACCGTATTAATACTGTTTGGTGTCAGACACCATTCCTCCCCATTCGATGTGAACTGGAAAATGTAACTGGAGAAACTGCTGGACCACAATATCTCTATCAAGGTTCTAACTCTCTAAGTCAGGAGGGAGCAGCAGAAGTTGCTGGTGTTCTTGTTAGTCAACAAAATCCTATTACAGGAACATCTTTGGGAGGACAAGGTGCTCAAGGAACATTCTACCCAATCATAAGTGTTAAACTAAAAGACACTCAACTTGGTGGTATTATTATTCCACAATCTTTACAAGCAGCAATATCTGGTCAAGGTGATGATATTTACTGGAAGTTGTTAGAGAATGCCACTTTAACGGGAGCATCGTTTGTCGATCACGAAAATCCAGATTCATTTACTCAGGTCGATACAAGTGCTACTGCAGTTACTGGGGGTAGGACTATCATAGCAGGATTTGAAGTTGCTGGTAGTTCAACTCTAATACCTATTGATGGAAAATCATATCTATCATTAGGTAGAAGTGGTATTGGTGCTAATCTTACTAGTGATACTTATACTCTTGCTTGTGCTGCTTCTCAACCCAATCTATCAGCACTTGCGGTATTAAACTGGATCGAACAAAGATGATTAAAGGAGTTTGTTATGAGTGATGGAATCTATCTTGGTAATCCCAATCTAAAAAAAGCAAATACTGAAATTGAATTCACTGAAGAAAATATCATTGAATTCATGAAGTGTAAGCAAGATCCAGTATATTTTGCAAGAAACTACATTAAGATTGTTTCTCTTGATGAAGGTTTAGTGCCTTTTAGTATGTACCCATTTCAGGAAAAATTAATTAGAAATTTCCATGAAAATAGGTTTAATATTTGCAAGATGCCGCGTCAGACTGGTAAGTCTACTACTTGTGTATCATATCTTTTACACTACGCTATTTTTAACGATAATGTTAACATCGCAATCTTAGCAAATAAAGCTTCTACTGCAAGAGACCTTCTTGGTAGGTTACAACTTGCATACGAAAACTTGCCTAAATGGATGCAACAGGGTATTATATCATGGAATAAAGGCAGCTTAGAACTTGAAAATGGATCCAAGATTTCGTCTAACTCTACTTCTTCATCTGCTGTCCGAGGCGGATCCTATAATGTCATCTTTCTTGACGAATTCGCATTCATCCCGAATCACATTGCTGATGACTTCTTTGCCTCTGTTTATCCTACTATTTCTTCTGGACAGAGCACAAAGGTAATTATCGTTTCTACCCCAAGGGGTATGAATCATTTTTATCGAATGTGGCATGATGCCGAAAAGGGTAAAAATGAGTATGTTCCAACTGATGTTCACTGGTCTGAGGTTCCTGGTCGTGACGAAGCGTGGAAAGAACAAACTATTGCCAATACATCAGAACAACAATTTAAAGTTGAGTTTGAGTGTGAATTTTTAGGATCTGTCAATACACTGATTAATCCAGCAAAGTTGAGGAATTTAGTTTATGAAGATCCTATCCGCAGAAATGCAGGACTAGATATCTATGAAAATCCTAAAGAACAAAACAACTACCTTATTACTGTTGATGTTGCTCGTGGTTTGGGCAACGATTATTCTGCATTTATCGTTTTTGATATTACAGAATTTCCCTACAAAGTAGTTGCAAAGTATCGAAATAATGAAATAAAACCGATGATGTTTCCAAGCATCATCAATGAAATAACTAAGGCATATAATAAAGCATTTGTTTTAATCGAAGTTAATGATATCGGAGATCAAGTAGCAAGTATTCTCCATTTTGATTTGGAAAACGAAAATATTCTCATGTGCTCCATGAGAGGTCGTTCTGGACAAATCGTGGGATCTGGATTTAGTGGGAAGAAATCTCAACTTGGCGTCAGAATGACTGCTGCGACTAAAAAGTTGGGTTGTTCCAATTTAAAAACATTATTAGAAGATGATAAGTTGTTAGTATGGGATTATGATATTATTTCCGAACTAACAACATTTGCACAAAAACATAATTCATTTGAGGCAGAAGAAGGATGTAACGATGACCTGGCAATGTGCCTAGTTATTTTCTCTTGGTTAGTTGCTCAAGATTATTTTAAAGAAATGACGGACAATGATGTTCGCAAAAGAATCTATGAAGAACAAAAGAATCAGATAGAACAAGATATGGCACCTTTTGGGTTCATTGAAGATGGATTTAGTGACGGTGCATCATTTACAGACAATGATGGTGATAGATGGTACTCTGACGAATATGGTGACAGATCATATATGTGGGATTATATGTAATGGATGCCAAGACTAAAGTTATAAATC